GGCGCACGTTGATCGTCCCCGCACTTTGAAGGAGAACTCTGATGTTTCCCAACGCAAAAGGCAGCGAACTGTTCTCGGTTCTGGCCACCATCGATCCCGCCAGCCAGGCTGTGGGCACTGTCACCACCGGCTGGATCTCGGCGGGTAACCACCACAGTCTTCTGGCGCTTGTGCAAAGCGGCGTCCTGGGCACGGGTGCCACACTGGACGCAAAGCTGCAGCAGGCCACTGACGCCTCTGGCACGGGTGCCAAGGACGTTACGGGCAAAGCCATCACCCAGATCGTCAAGGCCGCAGGTGACAACAAGCAGGCCCTGATCAACCTGCGCCCCGACGATCTGGACATCACCAACGGCTACGCCTTTGTGCGTCTGTCGCTGACGGTGGCTGTTGCGGCCAGCCTCACGGCGGCGCAATTGCTGGGCTTTAACCCCCGCTTTGCGCCGGGGGACGCCAGCAACCAGGCTGCGGTCGCGCAGGTGGTCTGAGCCTGAGGGTGGAGCAATCACATGCCCATGCAGTTGATTACTCCGCCCGCAGGGGAGCCCATCTCGCTTGCCGAGGCCAAGCTCCACCTGCGGGTGGACTTCGATGACGACGACAGCCTGATACAGGTCCTGATCTCGGCGGCACGCCAGGCGGCCGAGACCCTGACCAACCGGCAATTCGTCACCGCGCGCTGGCGGATGGTGCTCGACAGCTTTCCCGGACCCAGCCTGATGGGGGTGCCCGCAGGGCAGACCTTCACGCTGCCCGGGCATGCTGTTTTGCTGCCCAAGTCGCCATTGGCGTCGGTGGTGGAGATCCGCTATCTCGACATGGCAGGCCTCTGGCAGACCATGCCAGCAGCCAACTACACCGTCGACAACGCCTGCGAGCCCGCGCGCATTACCCCGGTGTTCGGGCAGATTTGGCCGATTTCTCTGCCCCAGATCGGGGCCGTGAGCGTGATCTTCGATGCCGGATACGGGAGCGCCGCAGCGGTGCCCGAGGGCATCAAGACCTGGATCAAGCTGCGCGTGGGCTCTCTTTACGTTCACCGCGAGGAGGTGGCATCCATGACTCGAGGGCGTATTGATCCGCTGCCCTTCATCGATGGCCTGCTCGATCCCTACAAGGTACCCCTGATATGAACCCCATCGGAGCCGGAACGCTGGGCCGACGCATCAAGATTCAGCGCCCCAGCACCGTGAAAGACAGTCTGGGCGCACCCAGTCGGACCTGGATCGATGTGGCCACCGTGTGGGCCGATATCCAGCCCCTGTCTGGCCGTGAAGCCGCGATCGCCAGTCGCATCTCGGCCGAACTCACGCACCAGATCACGGTGCGCTACCAGAGCATCTTTGACAACCCTCAGCAAGTCGCCCAGTACCGGGTGCTCTACCGGTCGCGGATCTTCAACATCCATTCGGCCCTGAACGAGGACGAGAAACGCGTCCTGGTTGTCCTGCTGGCCAGCGAGGGGCTGGACGATGGCTAAACATGAACGCTTCAAGGTCGAGGGGCTGGCTGAATTGGCCAAAGCCCTGCGCGAATTGCCCGACCGGGTGGCGAAGAACGGCCTGCGCGTTTCGGTTTATGCCGGAGCCAAAGTCATCCGCGATGAAGCCCGCATTAGAGCCCCAAAGGCGGCCGAGGTCCTGGGGCCCAACCAGCCACCACCCGGAACGCTCAAGCGCTCGGTGATCATGAAGCAGATCCCTGAACTCTCCAGCCTCACGCGCCAAACCTTCTTCGTGACGGTGCGACACGGTAAGAAGTTCCGCAAGCAAGGCAAGAAGGGCAACCTGTCTCAGGATGCCTGGTACTGGCGCTTTGTGGAGTTTGGCACTCGCAAGATGCGCGCGCGGCCATTCCTTCGGCCAGCCCTGGAAGCCAAGCGGCGCGAAGCGGTGCAGGCCATGAAGGGCCGGCTGAGTGAACGCATTGAGCAGGAAGCCAAGAACCTCTACAGGAAATAGCCATGCAGGACTTCTTTGATGCCATCAAGGATTTGGCCGGTGGTGAGGTCTACGCGCTTGTCGCTGCAGAAAACACCCAGTACCCAGCCATCGTCTACACGCCCATCGTGCAGGAGCACATCTTCGGCATTGATGGGCCGCATGGCTTGCAGCGCGTGCGCGTGCAGGTCGACACCTATGCCAGAACGTACCAGGAGGCCTTGCACCTGCAAGACCAAGTCCTGGCTGCGCTGCTGGCAGACAAGAGCACCGTCGCAGATGTGCGCATGGGGCTGTCCGAATTTGAAGATCAGGCCCGGCTGTACCGGGTGAGCGTGGACTACACCTACCACCGGCCGGTGGGTTCACCGTAAAACAAGGAGCATATGCATGAGCAGCACCGCAATTACCGCGCAAGGCATTGCCATTGCCCGGTTTGGCACCACCGCCTTTGAAACCATCCCGAACGTGGTCTCGTTTCAGGGGCCTGGCGGGCAGGCCGCCGTGATCGATGTCACCAATCTGGCCTCCACCGCCAAGGAAAAGCGAGTGGGCCTGCGTGACGAGGGTCAGTTGTCTCTGACCCTGCACTACAACCCCGACGATCTGGTGCACCAGGGCCTGAGAACCGACCGCGCCAACCGCGTGCGTCGCCAGTTCAAGATCACTTTCACCGACACCAACCCTGCCACCTGGACCTTCTACGGCTATGTCACGCATTTCAGCGTGCAAGGCGGTGTGGATGCGGTCGTGCAGGCCTCCGTGACCATCGAAATCGATGGTGACATCACCGAAGCTTAAAGAGAGACACCACATGTTGACCCGTGAAAAAATCCTGCAGAGCGACGATCTGCCCCGTGAAACTGTCCAAGTCCCGGAGTGGGGCGGTGAGGTGCAGGTGCGCACCATGACCGGTACCGACCGCGACGCCTTCGAGGCCAGCTTGATTGGCAAGGAAGGCCGCCTTGAGAACGTCCGTGCCCGCCTGGTCTCGCTCACCCTGTGCGACGAGAGCGGCAGTCGCCTTTTCAGCGATGGTGACATCGCAGCTCTCGGCGGCAAAAGTGCCAAGGCACTGGACCGGGTGTTTGCTGTGTCCCAGCGCTTGAACGGCATTGGCGCCGATCAGGTGGACGCTGCAAAAAACGACTGATCGCCCATCCCTCGCGGCGCTTTGTGTTCCGGCTGGCGCTGGCTTTGGGCCTGCCGGTGCGCGAGATGCTTGCATCGATGGGCTCGGACGAGCTGACCGAGTGGATGGCGTACTACCAGCTCGAGCCCTTTGGGGACTATCGGGCTGATTACAGGTCCGGTGTGGTGGCCTCCACCTTTGCCAACGCCCACCGGGCCAAGGATGCGGGTCCGTTCAAGCCAGAGGACTTCATGCCCTTCCTGGACAAACCCCAGGCTACCCAACCCCAAGATGAAACCCAGCTCAATGTGGCCCGTTTCAAGGCCATGTTCGCGCACAAAGTTCGCGCATAACGTAGGCAAGCAACATGGCTGATATCGGCTCCCTGGTGATTAAACTCGCAGCGGAAACGGCCGATTTCCGGGAGGATTTAGGCAAGAGTGCGCTGCTGTTGGAGCGTCACGCTGAATCCATGCGTGGCTCCCTGGAGAAGGTGGCCGAAGTCGCCAAGACCACCTTTGCCATCGCCATTGGCGTGGAATCGGTGGGGGCGCTCAAAGAGCTGGTCATGCACACGCTCGAAACTGTGGCCGCCCTGCAGGACCTGGCCGAGCAGACCGGAGCGAGCGCCACGGCGCTGTCCGGTTTTGCACCGGTGGCCACCATTTCAGGTGTGGCCATGGAGCAGATCGGGGTGGGTCTGACCAAGCTCTCCAAAGGGCTGGCAGGAGTCGATGATGAAACCAAGGGGGCCTCACAGGCCCTGCAGTTTCTGGGCATCAAGGCCAAGGATGCAGGGGGCAACCTGCGTGATCCGGCTGAGGTCATGAATGACATTGCCCTCAAGCTCTCGAACTTCGAGGACGGGGCGGGCAAGACGGCCATTGCGCTAGAACTCTTCGGCAAGTCCGGTGCAGGCTTGCTGCCCTTCCTCAAGGACCTGGCCGCGAACCAGGATCTGAACATTCGGCTGACCGAAGCAGAAATCGAGTCGGCCGAAAAAGCCTCCAAGGCCATGGGCCGGATGCGGGCCGAGCACAACTTCGTGGCCCAAACCATCGTGACGGCGGCGCTGCCAGCGCTGGAAGAACTTGTGGGTGAGCTCAAGGCCGTGATGCTGGGCACGCACAACACGGCAGAAGCCATGGTCAAGCTGCGTGATGACGGCACGCTCAAGACCTGGGCGCAGGACACGGCCTACGGCATTGCCATCGTGATTGATGCGCTGCGCGGTGTGATCCAGATGGCCAAGGCGGTCATGGGCAGCTTCGAGGCGGTCTGGGCCGACATCGAGTTGCTCGGCACCTTTTTGGCCGGTGGCAAGGGTCTGATCCCGTT